TTCAAAGCATACGAAATCTTAACCTCCCCTTAATAGTTTGCCGTTCTAAATCAGGCGGTGCTCACGTATTTTTATTTACTACAGAATTTATATCTGCATCTCTTATGCAGAGTACACTTAAAAAAATGTCAATTGGCTTAGGATACGAAGGATCAGAAATCTTTCCTAAACAAACAGAAATACTAGTGGAACGTGGTGACACTGGTAATTTTTTAAACTTACCTTACCACAATGAAATGAAAGGACTAAGATATGCTATCAACGATAATGGCTCCGGTTGTACACTTGAGGAATTTTATAAGCTCTATGATGTTTACAGTTGCAGCAAAGAAGAAGTCGAAAAAATTAAAATCAAAGAAAAGAAAATAGAAGAAGCTTTTCCTAGCGGACCTCCTTGCTTAAACAAATTAGCATCAACAGGTTTTGGTGAGGGGTCTAGGAATAATGCTTTGTTTAATATTGCAGTTTATTATAAGCAAGCTAACCCGGATACTTGGGAAGATGAAATTGTAAAAGCTAATATAAAATATATGACACCAGCACTAAGTAATAGTGAGGTTCAACAATTAATTAAATCTATAAATAGAAAAGGTTATGATAAATATAGATGTAAAGACGCACCTATAAACTCTGTATGTCAATCAGGTTTATGTAGAACTAAAAGATTTGGTGTAGGATTTGGAGAAGAGTCTATGCCTACTTTGGGTAACTTAACGAAGTACACATCAAATCCACCACAATGGTTTTTAGATGTTGGAGAATCGCGGATCGAATTAAAAACAGAACAACTTTATAGTACACCATTATTTGCTTTAGCATGTTTAGATCAAGCTAATTTAGTTGTACCTGTACCAAAAGCAAAAGATTGGAAAGAATTATTTTTAAAACCTATGATGCAAAACTTACAACAAATTGAACCTTTACAATCTTTAGATCCAATAAATCAAATTACAGGGTTATTACAAGATTGGACTACTAATAGACAATCAGCAAGAACCATGGAAGATATATTTAATAAACTTCCTTTTACAGATGATAAATCAGAATTTACTTATTTTAGAATGGATGACTTTTTTGCTTTTTGTAAAAAGAATAATTGGGAACAAGATAAAACTAAGACAGGTAACTTAATTAAAAGATTAGAAACTATATTTGTAGATGAAACAAGAATTCCAATTAAAAAACAATATCCTAGACTTATTAAAATAAAAACAATGAAGAAAACAGAAACAACTATATCTAATGTTGAGTATCATAAGGAGGCATTTTAATGAAAATAGCAGTAAATTGGCATTTGCAGTTTAGAATGATTATAAAAGACTTACAAGAACAACTAGAAACAAAAACTTTAAAACTAAAGATAGCAGAAAGGAGATTAAAAAAATATGAAAACAATAATATTAGGACCACCGGGAACGGGAAAGACAACAACATTATTAAATTTAGTAGACCAGTTCATAAAGCAGGGGATCCGGCCTAAACAAATAGGTTACTTTTCTTTTACTCGTAAGGCTGCAAGAGAAGCTGCGACAAGAGCTGCCAATAAATTTAATTTAGATGTAGATACAGATTTAGAAAATTTTAGAACTTTACATTCTTTTGCTTTTAAAAATTTAGGTATGACCAAAGAAAAAATGATGACTGGTGATGACTATAAAGAATTTGGTAAATTAGTTGGCATACCAATTAAGACTGCAAAATATTCTGAAGATGATGGTACTTTTAATTCTGATAATGAATACTTAACCATTATGAATACAGCTAGAGTTAAACGTATGGATCTTTTAGAGTACTATGATTCTAGACAAAACATATTAGATATAGAAAGAGATACACTTTTTTTATTATCCGATGAATTAAAAAAATATAAAAAAGAAAAAGGTCTTAAAGATTTTACAGACTTATTAGAAGATTGCATAGCTAAAGAAGATAAACCATCTTTTAAAGCTTTGTTTATAGATGAAGCACAAGACTTATCTTTAATACAGTGGGAGTTAGTTCGTTCTTTATGGTCTAACGCAGATAAAACTTACATAGCAGGTGATGATGACCAAGCAATATTTAAATGGGCAGGAGCTGATGTAGATCATTTCATTGCACTTAAAGAAGAAGTAAATGACATACAGGTATTAGATCAATCTTATAGAATACCAGGAGGACCTATACATGAGTTATCTCAAAATATTATTAGAAAAGTACAAAATAGATTTGATAAAAATTATAAACCTAGAGATGAAATAGGAATTTTAAAAAGATACTCTGATATAACTCAAGTAAATATGAGTAAAGGTAATTGGTTAGTACTATCTTCTGCAAATTATTTTTTAGATGATGTAAAAGAATTATGCGAACTACAGGGTTGGTATTATCAATGTAAGGGAATTAATTCTGTACCTTTAAAATTGTTATTAGCTCTTAATAACTGGGAGCATTGGCGTAAAGATTGTTATTTAAATACAATAGAAATTAAAAATATATATGAATACTTAGGATCTAATGTTGTAGATGGGTTTCGAAAGGGTAAAACTTTACATTCGGAGGCGAAGTATACACTAAAAGATTGTCAAGAACAACATGGATTAATAACAGATAAAGTTTGGTACGATTCTTTCGAGGGTTTAGATACTCTCACTGAAACTTACATTCGTAACATGAGGGCGAATGGTGAGATGATAAATAAAAATCCTCGTATAATAATGTCAACCATACATGGAGCAAAAGGAGGAGAAGCTGATAAAGTTTTATTGTTACAGGACATTACAGGTGCAGCCATAGAGACGTTTAGTCATGACCCGGATGAATTACATAGATTGTTTTACACTGGTGCGACGAGAGCGAAGCGTGAATTGCATATTGTAGACCCTAAAAAATTTGATCGAGCTTATATAATATGAAGTGCTGGCACTGTAACACTGAACTAATATGGGGTGGTGACCATGATTTAGAAGAAGAAAATGATACTTATAGTATTGTAACAAACTTATCTTGTCCAAAGTGTCATAGCTTTGTTGAGGTATATTATCCAAATGAACAAACATTAAAGGAATATAAAGATGATGAAAAATAAATATAAAGAGTTATTAAAATCAGGAGTAATAAATAAAGAAGCTAAATTAGGAGATTTAAAATCTTTGTTAAAACAAGTTGGTGGTCAACACTACCAAGATTTTGTCATTCAACCGGCAGAGTTTATAAACAAAAACAAGTTGCTTTTTGCTGAAGGCAACGCTATAAAATACATAGTGAGAGCGAATAAAAAAGGTGGGAAAGAGGACCTTCTAAAAGCTAAACACTATATTGATATGATAATCGAAAGGGATTACCAATGAGAAATACTCAAATGCCTTTATTTACTCCCGATACGGAGTGGGTAATGCCGGACGAACTAAAAGATTTAAAAGGTTGTAAAGAGATAGCTATAGATTTAGAGACAAATGACCCACAATTAAAGCAATACGGATCGGGGAACGTTACTGGTAGAGGTCACATTGCTGGCGTTGCGGTAGCCATAGACGGCTGGTCTGGCTATTATCCTATTGGACATGAGCAAGGTGGGAATATGGACAAAAAACTAGTTTTAGGTTGGTTACAAGAAATATTAAACCAAGACTACACTACCTTTATATTTCATAATGCGATGTATGATGTTTGTTGGTTAAGGTCAGCAGGACTTACTATTAAAGGACACATTGTTGACACAATGATTGCCGCGTCACTTATAGATGAAAATAGAATGAGTTATGCTTTAAATAACCTAGCTAAATTTTATGTAGGTATAGGTAAAGATGAAAAGATTTTAATTGAAGCTGCTAAAGAATACGGACTAGATCCTAAAGCGGAGATGTGGCGATTGCCAGCGCTTTTTGTTGGACAGTACGCGGAGCGTGATGCGGAAGCTACATTAAAACTTTGGCAAAGATTAAGTATAGAAATAAGAAATCAAGAACTTACAGAAGTATTTAATTTAGAAACAGATTTATTTCCATGTTTAGTTGATATGAGATTTAAAGGTGTAAGAGTTGATCTTGAAAAAGCAGCTTTTATTAAAAAAGATTTAATGGCTAGAGAAGCTAAAATAATTAGTAAAATTAAAAATTTAACAGGATTAGAAGTAGAGATACATGCAGCTAGAAGTATTGCAAAAGCATTTGATAAATTAAAATTACCATATGATAGAACAGCTAAAAGTAATGAACCAAGTTTTACTAAAAACTTTTTACAAAACCATCCACATCCATTAGCAACTTGTATTGCAGATGCTAGAGAAATAAATAAAGCACACACAACTTTTATAGATTCTATAACTAAACATGCACACAAAGGAAGAATACATGCAGATATAAATCAAATAAGATCAGATCAAGGTGGAACTGTTACAGGTAGATTCTCTATGAGTAATCCTAACCTACAACAAATTCCAGCAAGACATCCTGAAATTGGTCCTATGATTAGATCTATATTTATTCCGGAAGAAAAACATAAATGGGGTTGCTTTGATTATTCACAACAAGAACCTAGAATTTTAGTACACTACGCTAAGTTACAAAACTTAGAAGGTGTTGATGAAATTGTAGATGCATACAACGCAGGAGATG